GACCGCGGTCGTACCGGCCTCCGCAGCGCCAGTGCGAAGCTCCCGAATGGCCTTCACGCCGCCGAGGATCGACGTGATGCCGCCCCCGACGATCGCACCACCGCCGAGGGCAGCGAGGCCAACACCGAGGGCCGCTGTGCCGCCAGGGACCTTGTCGAGCACGTCGAGGAACGTCGTCAGGGTCTTCGCCGCGGTCGCGATGACCGGCGTCAGCCCTTGGCCGAGCTTGGCTTGGGCGTTCTCCCACTCTGCCGCCGCGACGCGCTGGGCGTTCGCCGCCGACTCCGACGTCCGAGCGAAGTCCCCCTGGGCGTCGGTCGTCTGCTTGAAGATCGCCGACTGCGCCGCGAGAACCTTCTGCTGCGGGGTCAGGGCGTCCTTCGTCGTCTTCGTGATCCCGAGCGCGAACGCCTCCTGGCGGAGCGTCGCGTCGTCGAGAAGGACCCCGTAGTTGCGGATCGGCTCGGACTCGCCGCGCAGCGCCGCCGAGATCGCGGTGATCGCCTCCTCGGGCTTCGTGTTCTTCGCCGACGCGAGGTCGGTCGCGAGCTTCACGAGCCCCGTCGAGAAGTCGACAAGATCGTTCCCGGCGAGCCCCGCAGCCTTGCCGAACGTCGCGAAGTCGGTCGCGCCGCCGATGGCCTGCCGGCGGGACTGGCCGAGCTTCTCGGCCGCGCCGTCACCGAACTTGGAGATCGCATCGAACGCCGACCCGAACACCTGCTCGCCGTACGCGACGGTCTCGTTCAGGTCCGACGCAGCATCAGCTGCCGGCCGCAGCGCCCCGAGGAGCTTCGTGCCGGCCGCGATGCCGCCGGCGCCGATCGCGATCAGCGACCCCGACGACAGCTTCGCCTTCGACTCGATCCGGCCGAGCTCGCGCTCACCGGTATCGCCCAACGACTGCAGGGCGCGCTTCGAACGCCCGGTCTGCGATTCGACGTCACGACCGAAGTCGGGGACATCAACGCGCAGACCGAGCGGCCGAAGGTTCTTCGCGAACGAATCGAGTCGCGACCCCAGAAGGGGCAGGTTCGGCTCGATATCGACGCCGACGACGCCAGCCCGGTTCGCCCCCATCAGATCAGCCCGCCCGTCATGCCCGTGAGCGCGGCGAACTCCGGTGATCCTGGACGGATCACCGGAAGGCTCGAATCGAACGGCGAGTTGCCAGCGGGCTCATCGACGGCAGGCACGGTCACTCCGTTGAGCTCAGCCCAGATGGCGTGCTGGAGATCGTCGTCGAACTCGAGGAACTCTCCCCATCCGCATCCGGCTCCGACGATGACTCGGGCGAGGGCGCGGGGGTCGGGGTCGCCTCGCCCCCAGAAGGGTCCAACTCGTCGTCGGCCGAGAAGATCGCCGCCCACTCGATGTCGTCCACCCAGGCATCGAACGTCCGCTCGTCGCCGGCGTCCTTCATGGTCTGCCACGCGAGACGCGGCTCCCAATCGAGACCCTCGACGTCGGTGTCGATGAGGCGGGTCTGCGTGATCCACCAGTCGATCCCGTGCTTGGTGTCCTTCTTGAAGGCGAGCAGCGACCTGAGGGGGACGAGAGCCTTGGTGGTCTCGCCCCCCTCCAGCACGCGTGCTTCGAGGCGCATCAGCTACCCGGCGCGAACGCGTCGTTCGAGCCGAGGAGGTGCCATGCGGTCGGCTGGTCGACCGGGGCGAGCGCCGTGAACGTGATGGGAAGCGTGGCGAACGCGTTCTTCACGAGCGTCGCCGAGACCGAGCCGGCGACGATGCCGCGTTCCACGACGAGGCGGATCCGCTCCTCACCATCGACGATGTCGAGCACGGCCGAGACCTCGTCGAGGGTGCCGGCGGCCGGCGGGACGTACTTCCAGCCGCCCGTCGCGGCGGTGATGGTGCCGCCGCCGAATGCTGCGGTGAGCGAGCTGGCCGACCATTCGATGAGCGGTGCCTGGATCGTCGCGGTCTTCGACTGGACGATGGTGCGGATCGGGTCGAGGGACTGCGACGCGAACAGGTTCGTCGTCTGCGTGTCGACCGCGAACGCTGCGCCCGTGTCGGCGGTGTAGCCGACGGCAGTGAACGCGTCGTCGAGGCCCTGACCGGGCGCCGAACCGACGACCGTGGGCAGGGTCGTGCCGAGCGGTGCGAAGAACAGGTGATGGACACCCGCGACCACCGTCGCGAGCGGGTTGAGGGTTGCTTCTGCCATGGGGGGACCTCCTGGTTGGTGGCAGGCCGAAGCACCCCGGACGGGGGCGTTCGGTTGGGATTCGCTGTGACCGGGAGGTCAGCGGCGATCTAGGAGCCCGTGTTGGGCTGAGGGTGCGCCGTGAGGACGGCGTCGAACCGTGAGTACGGTCGCGGCGGGGTGAGTGCTTCGTCGGTCGTGTCGGTGACGACTCCGACCACACAGCGGCTCACGACGGCCGTGACGGTGCTCGTGCCGATCGTGTACTCGACGGAGCCGGACAGGCTGACGAGAACGCGGGCGGCGGTTTCGGCGATCGTGTGGGCGGCGAAGCGGTCGTTCCCGCCCGGGCCCCACACGTCGATCTGGAGGACGGTGTCGGCGAGCCAGTAGATCGACTCGGGTTCGGCGAGAGATCCACCGACCTGTGAGACACGGACGAACGGGTACGTGTCGTGGGTGACGTCGGTGCCGACGTTGTTCCCGACGACGAAATCGGTGTGGCCCTCAGCGGTCAGCAGGGCGTCGAGGTCGGCGAGGAGTGCGCCGATGGCGACCCGGGAGCCGTAGGGGAGAGCGAGAACGGTCACTTGCCCTCCGGGGTGTAGTTGCCGCGTGCCGAAGCGGCGCGACGCATGTAGGCCAGCGGCGAGTTGTTGACCGAGCCCCACTCCTTGAAGTGGTCAAACGACCCATGCGTCACGACCGACACCCCGCCGGCGTCCACGGCGACTTCGACGGTCGGGTAGTGCGGTTCCACCTCGGCAGCGATGTCCTCGGCGATCTCGATGAGACCCGGAGTCGCAGCGTCGACGAACACGGTCGGGTCGAATCCGATGAGCCGGCCCATCAGACGGTCCTGATCAGCTTGGCGGTCCACCCGATCGTCTCCCGGGAGAGAGGATGGATCCACTCTTGGGGCGGGCCGTCGAACTCGTAGATGGCGGTGCCGAGTGTGAGCCGCGACGTCGTGTAGGCCGTAATGCACGTCGGGAAGTAGCCGACGAAGCGGGTCGAGCCGACCTGGCGGGATTCGCCGGTCTCCGATGATTCCTCGGGGGCTACCCAGCAGCAGATCGTCGACGTCGTCGTGACCTCGAGCGGCTGGTTCATCTCGTCGACCTCAGTGGTCGACATGGACACGGTGGTGAGCGTCGCCTGGAGTCGCATGAGGCGGCGGACAGAGGTGGCAGTGATCATGCTGCCTCCGCGATCAGGGCCCGCATCACGTCCGGCTTGCGATGGGCGCCGTGGTAGCGGGAGTGCAACGCCTTGTTCGCGAGCGACCCGACCTGGCGGGAGTACCGCTTCTGTGGCGGGTGAAACAGATGAACGAGCGGGGTGTCGCCGCGCCACGGCTTGCCGACGAGGGTGTGCAGCGCGAGCGCCCACGAGGCGTCTTCTTGGCCCCACCCGGAGAACCGTCGATCGAGCGGCGCCTGCCGGTAGGTGTCGGTCGTGGTGACGACGATGCCGCCGCCGGCCCAACCCGGGTACGGGGTCTGCAACCACGGACGGGGCGGGAGTGGCTGATCGGCCATGAACGCTTCGGAGGCGGTCTCGGTGAGCCGTTGGACGTCACCGTGCGGGATCGCCCACCCGTACTCTGAAAGGGCGCCCACAGCGACCGTGAGGGCCTCTGGGCGCAGCGGCCACACGTCGGCGTCGGCAAGGATCAGCGCCCCGTCAGCGACCTTGGAGAGCCCGTCGGCGACAGCTGCAGCCTTGCACCACGGACCGTCATCGTGAACCCCGAGCACAACATCGAAGGTCGGAAACCGTTCGGCCCACCGCCCGAGCACCCACACCAGCGCTCGTTGCCGGTACGGGCAGCCTGAACGCCACGGGATGACGACCGAAGTCACGGCGCCGGATCCAGGATCAGCGACGGATCAGCGTGCGGGTCGGCGACCCAGAACCACGTACGGAACACGTCTTCGACAACCTCGGGCCCGTGGGCGTCGAGAAGTTGGCCGTACTGCCGCCAGTGCTGCCCCTCGGTGATCGGGAGATCAGTCGAGGCGTACGCAGCGGCACCGTTGCGGACCTTCGACACGAACTGGGCGGCAGACCGGTACGGGTAGTGCCGCACGATCAGCCCGGGGAGCGACGTCGGCCCGCCGTTGTAGGTGGCGCCGTGGTTGCCTTGGTGGATGACGAGGTCGGACCGGGTACGACACGCGACCTTCGGGAGGGGCGCCGGCTGGATACGGCGCCATGCGATCCGTTCGATCGGATCGTCCAGCGCCGGGTCGTCACCGGTGGCGACGTGGTCGTAGAGCTCGGCCGTGACGGTGAGCCACTGAGTCGCCACCTCAGAGAGGAACGCTGCGATCGATGGAGCGTGCGGTGTGTACCAGTACTCATCGGCGTCGAATGGAACGACGAAGTCGGCGCCAGCGTCGGCCGCCCGTTGAGCGAGGGCCGTCATTTTGACCGACTGGTAGTAGGCGGGATCGGGGTCGTCGAGAAGTTCCACGTCGAGCTCGGCAAGGATCTCGCGGGTGCCGTCGGTGGAACCGTTGTCGGAGACGATGACGTGGTCGACCTGCTCGAGCATGTTGGCGACGGTCGTGGCGACGATGTCGGCCTCGTCCTTCACCATCGAGATCCCGAACGTCGCCATCAGTACCCCGTTCCGACTCGCTCGAGGCCAATGTGCTCGCACCACTCCCCGGAGTTGCGGGCGCCCCAGAAGGCGAACCGCCAGCTCGGGTGGCGGCGGAGAAGCTCGAGGCCAAACCGGCCTTCGCTGTTGTCGCCCTCCGGCCACCCCTCAGTGCAGAGGGACCGGCGATAGATCGACGGGTTCGTGGTGAAGAACCGGGTGTGCTCCAGCCACGCACCGCCGACGTCGGAGCAATCGGCGTAGTCGGCTGGGTGCTGCTCGACAATGCCGCCGGCGGCTCGTTCTTCCTCGTTCCACGGCTGCCGCCGGAGCGCCAACTGCACGAGGTGAGGCTGTCGGACGAGCGTGTCGGCCAGATTGGACCAGTCGAGGTGCCGGCTCAGCACGAAGTCATCCTCGAGGTGGACAACGAACGGGTTCGGGGTGCGTTCGAGGTGCTGCCATGCTGCCCGGATCGCACCGCCGAACCCGCGACGTTGAGCCCCCCCGATGACCTGAGCGTCGAAGTGGCGATAGGTGTTGGCGAGCATCTGCCGGTGCTCGAGGCTGCCGGTGTCGTCGTGGATGATCAGCCGCTCGTACGGGACGTGCTCGGCGGCAACAGGGAGGGTGCGGGCCAGGACGTCGTCTCGGCCGTCGGTCAGAACGAGGAGTGAGATCACGCCGCCACCCCGAAGTTCGCTTCGTAAATTGCCCGATGGGCAACGATCCGTTCGGCGTGCTGAGGGGCTCGGTTGCGGGAGTTGGGGCGGACGTATGCCCGGTAGATCGCGTCGGGGATCGCCTCAACCGTCGCGCCGGCGAGCCAGCACCGCAGCCAGAGGTCCCAGTCCTCGGACCAAGTGAAGTCGCGCCACCCGCCGACGTCGCGCACCATCTGTGCCCGGACGAGGGACCCGACAACGAGCCAGTTCCCTTCCGGGAGGCACTCGGCGGTGCAGTCATGGCGGTGGCCGGCGACCTTGGGGACGTAGGGGTCGGGGAAGGAGTCGGCGACGTAGCGGACAGACGGGGCCCGCAGATCGGCCGTGCCGGCGTCGAGGGCGTCGAGGTAGTCGATCTCGAGCTCGTCGTCGGCGTCGAGGTGTACGACCCATTCGGTCTCGACTCGGTCGACCGCTTGGTTGCGGGCGTCGTGCAGAGTGTCGGCGTGGACGTGGACGACCGGTACACCGAACTGTGCGGCGGACGGAATCGCCCGTCGTCGAGCGAGCTCGGACCACGCTTCGTCTCCGAAGGTGGCGACCGCGATCGTCACGTCCACAGTGGCTGCCTCCGTCGGTAGATGCGTCGACCGGCGTTCATCCGCGACGTCTGCTGGGCGTACATCGGGTCCATCGGCGCCTTCCCCCATGACGGGTGAAGGTGCTCGACGTGGGAATCGAACGCGAACGCCCACGCGTTGCGATGCTTCGCGGTGCCCACGAACTCGTCATCCACGAACTCGTGGGGGTACACCTCGGTCAGCACTGCGCCGGGTCCGTCGATCGTGCCGAATCGGTCGCAGTAGTCACGGGTGACGAGGCTGTGCGTGGCATGGTCGCCGGCGATGACCCGCTGGTTGCCAAGATCGTTGGTGCCAACGACGCCGATGCCTTCGGAGAGTTGGGCGACTGCCGCCTCGTACCACCCGGGGTGGAAGAGGAGATCATCAGCTCCGAGGAACATGTGGCCTTCGGTGGTGTGCCGGTAGCCGGCGTTGATCTTGCGGGCGTAGTCGCCGGGGAATGGACCGAGAACACTGATGCGTTCCTCGCCGGCCGCGTCGATGGCTCCGTGAACCGCGGTGTCTTCGGGGGAGCAGACGAACAGTGTCCGAGCTTCGGGGCACGACGACCGGATGGACTCGAGGAGCGGTACGACCCGGTGGGGCCGGGTCAGCATCGGCACCAGGACGACGACGGTCACGACACGTTGGCCGTTCCGACCGGAGTGGTTCGGTAGTCGGAGAGGGCGTCCTTCATGGACTGGGTGAGGCGCACGCCGCCGGGGTACTGGCTGCCGGTGCTGATCGAGAATGGGCCGAGGGACTCGGACTGCACACCGACGTCCTCTGGGGGGGAGTCGAGGGCTGATGCGACCATGTCGCACACGATCCCGATGACGTCCTCGGGGATCGTCGACCAGCCGTGCTCATAGGTGGCCTTCACGGTCTTGAGTCCGCCGCGCCACAGGTTGATCTCGAACGAGTTGATCGGGGTCGAGGCGAGATCGATGATCTGCAGCCCATCCCACTCGTAGGAGACCGTGTTGTTGTTGATGTCGGTCACGCCGGTGACGGCGACAACGGGGCGCTGAGGGAGCCTCACCTTGCGGTTGCGGACCCTCAGCGTCACCGTCGAGGTCGCGAGCGTGAACTCGAGGCCGGTGAAGGTGCGGACGCGCTGGGAAGCGATATCGAGCAGCCGGGGGGCGCGCTCGAGGTCGGATGTGTCCATCTGCCGGCGCATCACGGCCTGCAGATCCTCGGTGTCAGCGAGTGCGACCATCACACCTCCGATCGGAGGTCCCCGCCCGAAGGCGGGGACCGCGGATGATCAGGAACCGGAGTTGTTCGTGAGCTTCACGAACGCGTCGGGGTCGTTGAGCAGGAAGCCGTACTCCGCCTCAGCGAGGATGGCGACGAGGTTGTGCTCGAACAGCGACGTGAGCGTGCCGTTGATCGTCACGGCCGCCTCGGTCGAGACCCGGTAGCTGATGCCACCGACGACGCCCCACGCTGCCTGACCGAAGTCGCCGCCGTAGCCGACGACCGAGGTCTGGTTGGCGGTGGCGACACCCTCGCCAATGAACGACGGGCGGTTCAGCAGCCGGCCGGCGGTGCTGAGGCCAGCGGCGTCGGCATCGGTCGGGAGCTCCACGTAGAGCGGGCGGCCGGTGGTGTCGGTGGCGCCCCACAGGGTCGGCTCCAGGATCGAGTCGAGCGCCCAGCCATTCAGGCGGTAGCGCCGGCCCGAAGCGTCGGAGTCGGTGACGATCTCGCGCATCGCCTCGACGAGGTCGCCGTGGATGCCGCCGAGAGCCTGCGAAGAACCGCCGATCTCGGCGCCCTTCGTGGTCTGGTCCATGTAGGTGGCGAAGGGGCCACCGCCGGCGGTGCCGTCGGGACCTTCGTCGTGGAGGGCGGCACGGTCGAACGCGACGGCGAAGGACTCGGCGAGCGAGTTCCGCATCGTGTTGATGTAGCCACCGGGGTTGGCACGCACGACCTCGGCGGAGACCACCAGGATCGCGGCGAGCTTCTTGGGCACCATCGACTTGAGAGCGAGGGTGCCGGAACTGGCCGGCTTGATGCCGCCCTCATCGACCCACCCCGCGGCGGGCCGGCCGGTGACGACGGGGATGGACTCGCCGTTGATCCCGAGCGGGACCTGCGGGACGAGCTGCTGCACGACCGACTGGCGAGCAGCGCGCTCGAAGATCGGTGCGGCCTCGTGGGCGGGGAGGAAGCCGGAGAAGTCCGACGTCTTGGTTGCGGCGGTGATCGCCATGGGGGTGTCCTTTCGGGAGGGTTAGGCGGCCCCGACCGCGCGCTTCAGCGACTGCGTGAGTGCATCGCTGTTCAGCGCCGGCGTGGTGCCTCGAGCGCCCTGACCCAAGTCGGGTGCGGCGGGGTAGCCCGGCGGAGTTGCCGGCGCTTGCTCGGTGGTCTGTGCGGGTGCGATGCCGTCGATGAACGTGGAGACCGACTGGTGGTCGACCTTGCCGTCCTCACCGAGGAACTTGGCGCGGTCGAGACCGAACGTGAGCGCCGCCAACTGCTCCGGGCTGAGCCGGCCAGCAGACTTCGCTTCGAGTGCCGCGTCGACGAGTTCGACCGCCAGTTCGGCCGTGGCCGCGGTGCGTCCGCGTGCCTCGGCTTCGGCGATCGCCTTCTCCGTGTCGGACATCGTGGACGCCTTCAACTGCTCGAGCTCGGTCGCTGCCTTGGCGTTGGCCTTGGCGCGTTCCTCGTTCTTGCGGGCTTGGGCCTTCCACTTCTCGACTTCGGCGGAGAGGTCGACCGTTACGGTTTCGGTCTCCGTGGTCTCGGTTGTGGGCGCGTCGGTGGTGGCCGTTTCGGCCGTGGTCTCTGGCATCGCTGGTTCTCCCGTTTCGGGTTGGTGGGTGCCCCGTTGCGGGGCGATCTGGAACGTCAGTTCCGAGAACTTGGGGCCGGTGCTGGAGCGCCGGATGGCGTCACGTAGCCGGTGGTGCCGATCGGCTTGAGGGATTGAACTCGAGCGGCCTGCTCGGCGGCCTGGGCTTTGAACGAGGCCGCCTTGCGGTCCCAGTAGCGGGCTCGCTCCTGGAGGCGCATCCGCCTCTTGGGGTCGGATTCTCCGGCAAGATCGTCGAGCGCCTGGTTCCTTCTGGCGGCAGCGTTGTCGGCTGCCTTCAGGCTCCGCCTCGGAGCCTCGCCCTGGTGGAGACGCTCGCCGACGTTCGCCTCATCGAGTTTGTTCAGGAGCTTCCCGTTGATGAACTTGCCGGGATCCCTGTCGCCGACGATCGCCACGACTGAGCAGTCGCATGATCGGTGGCCGAAGTCAGCGGACTCCGCCGTGCGGTATCGCTGGGTTGAGACTTGGGCGCACCATTCACACGACACGCCGGTGAGGACTCGGCGCCACCCGACGACGTTTGTTCCGCCATTCGCTGCGGTGGTGTCTGCGGTGCGTCGGGCGGTGGACTGGACGTAATCGAAGACGTCGTTCGCCATATCTGCGAACGACTGCTCGATCGAGTCCTCCCACGACACCCCCTCCTTGAGGTTGTTCCAGTGCGACAAGAACGGAGTAGCCGGATCCGGGGGGAGGCTCGCCACTTCGTCGAGCGGGAAGGCCGGCGGGCGATTCCCGGCAAGCCTCGAGTAGTACCCGTTCGACACGCGGACTGTGGCCTTCTTCGCTGCCGTGAGGGGGGCGTCGACAAGCTCGAAGAACCGTTCGATATCGGAGCGATCCCACGACCCGAGGTCGTCCCAGATGCGCTTAACCTTGACGTTGGTGCGGTCGGCGATCTTCTTCAGCTCGGACTGATACTTACGGGTGAGGCGTTCTACCTCCGCGTCAGACAGCACCTGCGGCCGCCAACGTGGGCTCCGGTGCCGTCAGCGCATCCGCCTCGAGTTCGGCCTCGTTGCGGGCGATCTCCTGCGGCGTCAGCTGCCAGATCTTCTCCTGGATCGTCCGCTTCGACAGGCCGACCGCCTGCGACGCTGCGGAGCCGCGCTCGGAGAGCGTGTACCGCTCCGGTGAAGCCCAGATGATCTCCAGATCACGCCGATTCGCCCGCTCGAGGTCGCCCATGCGGAGGAACGAGAGTGCCATGGTGTCTTCCCACGACTCTCCGGCGTACCCGCACCGATCAACGACCTTGAACGTCAGCCCTTCACGGGTGAGTTGAGCGCCTTCGGCTGAGCCTTGGGCGGCGTCGGGGATCATGTACGACAGTGGGGTCCGGGTGACCGCTGCGAACGTGGTGGCGTCGTCCTTCACCGTCGACTGGATCGGCGTCAGGTCGAGCGACCCGGACTCCCACATCTCTGCCGTCGCCGGGAGCGTCCAGATCGCGCCGGGTCCCTGCCGAAACAGCTCGTCGTAGTCGACCTCGGTCCCGTCGGGGTTGGTGGTCGGGACACCCTTGACTGCGCGTTGTCGGAACGCCTGCATCGTGACGATCTCGAGCCGGTTCAGGAGCGTGTAGTTGATCCGGTCGAGGATCCGCAGGTGCGGTTCGATCTCGCCCTTGGGGAGGCCGCGAACCTGCGGGCGGTACGCGAACGGCACAACGGGCACGACGGGGATTCCGATGGACTCCGGAGCCGAGGCCCACTCCCAACCGGACAGGTCCGACGACTCGCCCTCCTGGTGCTTCCGGTGGGCTTTGATCACGTACCCCGGGAGGTACAGATAGGCCACGTCAGTGCCGTACACGTCGTCGTGGAACACCTTGGCCGCGGCGAGCACCTTGCGCCGGCGCGCCGGTGCGCACTCGGCGATCACCTCGCGAGGGTCTTCGGCGGTGATGAGCGGGGCCCCGATATCAGGGTCGAGAGCCCCGACGATCGTGTACGCCTGCGACAGAGAGAGGGCGGTTGAGTCGACGAGCTTGTGGTCGGCGTCGAGGCTGTTCGCCTGCCACACGTTCCACGCTTCCGAGTCGCCGAGATCATCATTCTGGGCGCCGGTGCGGAACCCGATCGGGCGCATCCGCTCCCGTGTCGCCTCGATCGCGAGCTCGGCGTAGTTCGTGCCCGACATCGCCATGAGCCGGCGGGCAGCGTCACGGACCGCAGCGTCGGCGTAGGCGGGGATCCCGTTGGTGCCGTCGTAGTACGACTGCAGCAGGTCGTAGCGGGGCCGGCGCTCGATGAGCTGGCCCATGAGGCGCTTCAGCCACCATCCGGGGGACAGGGGCTCGTCGGTGTAGATCACACGGGCCTCCCGTTCATCGGATCCGTCGGGGAACCCAGGTGTCAGCCGCTCGCGTCACGACGCCCTTGGCCACGGCGTCGAGCCGGCACTGCCAAGCGAGAACAGCGGCCACCGCTGCGTCGATCTTGCGGGGTGAGTAGTCGTTCTCTTTGCCGAGGTTGAGCTTCCCGCCCTTGACCCGGCGCCGGGCTTGGAGAACGTGGCGGGTGAGGGCGTACTCGCCTGAGTGGGACAGATCGGCGTTGCGAACAGCGCCCTCGAACGACTCGATCGCCACTTGGACCTTGCCGGACCTGCCGCCGGTCATCCACCACTCGAACGGATGGTCGGCGGTCGACTTCACCGTGACCCGACCGCCGTAGGTCGCTTCCCACTGGTTGACGTGGGAACGCCAGTCCTTCGCCGGGTCCATGTACGCCCCGACGACGGTGTACTTCGTGAACGCGTGCTGGATCGCCGCTTCGATCGCCGCCATCGGCGGTTGCCACTCGTCCTGGCCGGGCCCGTCTGGTGCTTCCCAGACGCCGAGCTCGAACAGGTGACCATCGGATACCCGGCAGGCGATCAGGGCCGTGGCGTCGGGCTTCCCCTTCGCTCGACCGCGGGAACCGTCGAACCCGAGCGTGATCTGCTCGAGGTCGGCGACGACCTTCGTCGCGTCAGCAACGTGCGCCCACTCCGGTTGGGTGAGCCACGAGTCCGACGCGTGGGTGATCTGGTTGAGGTAGAACCCTCGAGCGTCCTGCGGATCGGTGTCGGGATCCCAGTAGTCGGCGACGATGCGGTCGATCGACACCCAGCCGCCGTTCACGTCGGCTGATTCCCCGTAAGCGACGGCAAGGCCGTGACGTAGGGATGCCTCGTCGGTGGGGTCGGTCTCGGGTGGCGCTTCTCGGTGGTCGAACAGCACACCCGTCGAGATCTTCGTTTTGCCCTCAGCCTGGAGGCGCTCGGCAAAACGAAGATC